GCGGAGGTGTTCACAGCTGCGCCACCTGGACCGCCCACAGCCGGCACGAGTAGGTGTAGCTGGCGCCGGACGCGCCGATCACGACCCCGATGTTCAGCACGTCTCCGCCCGTGGGGACGAACAGCTCTCCCGAGAGATGGGCGATCTGCGCCCCGCCGGCGACGCTCTCCGCCTGCGTGCTGAATGACGTTGCCTGGACCCCGTCACGGTAGAACGCGAGGCGTACCCCTAGGTACGTGGTGGAGACCAGTTCGGCGTAGGCGCCGATGGAGTACCACCCCGGCTCGGGGAGACGCATTACGCCCTCCGTCACGGGCGTCATGGCGTTGGTCCCCGTGGTGTCGAACGACCGGGCGTTGAAGAACGGGAACAGCGTCACCGGTCCTGCGGTGTCCGCCACGGCGGCCGTCATGGACATGCGCGCCGCGTCGGGACGGACCACGACGTCGGCCGCCCGGTTGTAGACGGATTGGACGTCAGAATCTATGGCGGCGGCCAGCCCCTGCATCTGTGCGATGTCCGACGCGTCCTTGGTCAACGGCGGGTCGCACTCGGGGAACGGGTACCCCCGTGCCGGTGTCACTTCCATTACGCCCCCACGGTCTCTATCTGGACGGTGCCCCGGCTCCCGAGGAGCATCGGCGACTTGGGCCCCAGCGGATACGTCACGGTGTCCAGCACCTGATCAGCCATGCGGCCACGGTAGCGGAGGCGCGCGGTGTCCCCCGGCTCGATCGACTGGTCGGGGACGACTGTGCACGACCACTGTTCGGTGAGCGCGACGGACGCGGACAGCTGCGCCCCGGCGAGGAGTTGTGCCTCGTTCTGTGTCTGCGGGGTCTGGACCTTGACGATCCGGACGACGCGCCCGAACAGCCCGCCCCACCGGGTCGGGGAACTCGGCCGGTTGTCCCGCCGCACGACGCGCACCGGGTCGCTCCCGTCCAGCCGCTCCGACACCACGACGACCGAGTTCGCCGCGCCGTCCCGGGTGCGCGAGATGCGAGCTCGAGACATCAGGCCCCCGGGCCCGTCCCGGAACTCCTGCACCGGGGCCGCCGGCGAGTAGTCCAGGCGGCGGATCACGAACGACCCGTCCCCGAGCGCGTACCAGCGGCACCCGATGGCGGAGGCCAGGTCGTCCAGCGCCTGTCCCCTGTCTTCATCCCACACCAGAGACGGCACTACCGAGTCTGTGAGCTCACCGGTACCGAACTCGGCGCCGGGAAGGGCGTCGGTGATCAGGCGCTGGATCTCGTACACGTACGTCGCGAACAGACTGCGGGAGGACGCCATGGGTTGCTCGAACCTGGCGGCCACGACGTCGGCCGCCAGGTCGTCCGCCCGGAGCACCGCGCGCCCGTCCTCCTCCAAGGAGGCGTTGTACACGCGCCCGGTGAAGAGGGGGAACGTGTACTCCGTGCCGTTACCGAGCGCGATACCGGAACGGATGCGGACGACGCCGACGTAGGGGGAGAACGGGTCCGTCTCGGTGTCGGGGAAGTAGCTGTACGGGATCTCCAGGTCCGCGGACCGGGTCACCCGGTTCGTGAGGTTCGCGCGTACGGTCCCGCCGAGGATCGGCACGTCTTGCGCCAGCACCACGCCGTTGATGTCCGTGGCGGTGACGTAGGAGACGCGTCGGTGCGGGCCGTGGAGCGCCGCCCGGTAGGCCTCCGGGGCTGCGAGCACTACGCACCACCCCCGTCGGGGCACAGTACGGTTCCGTCGGCCAGGTCCCACCACGTGCCTGGGGAACTGGTCAGGTCCGCGAACGTCGGGAACTGGTCCCGTACCTCACACCAGTTCGCGCAGGCGGTCCCCTGCGGGGTCCCGAGCGGCTGGCCGACGACCGTGAACGGCACGTCCCACTGGCGCAGCGGCCGACGCTGGTCTCGAGATATGTGGGTCATCTCCAGCGTGCCTGGCTGGATGAACTGGTCGTGCCACCCGTAGACGGACGGGACCCGGAGCATCAGGGGGCCGCCGGCGGTAAACAAGTCATAAACGCGGTCGATCGCGTCCAGGCTGCGGGTGAAGAACCGGATGGAGCCGGTGGCGTACTTCCGCCGGCCGAACACGTCGGCCGGGTGCTCCGCGTCCAGGACATCGAACAGTCCGGCGTCTGCCTCGTGGTCCAGGCTCCGGGTGAATCCGCCCCACACGAACGCGGGGTCAGCGCTCCCGCACCCGTCGGCGTGCGCGCTTCCGGGCGGGCACGCGTCCAGGCGGAGGTCCGCCCATGGGCGTTGCGGGTCCGTCAGCCACGTGGCGCCGTCGTCCGTGATCGAGTAGGGGCCCGTCCATCCGGTCGTCGCCCCGGTGTTCCCGGTCAGCTTGTAGTAGAACGTGACGCCGGTAGGCGCCGTGGTGTCGGTGAAGACGGCGCACCCGTCAGGTGTGGTGCCCACGATGGGGACGTCCGTGGCGATTTCCTCCCCCTCCCCGCTGGTCCCGACCCGGCGCCGGACGGTCATCCGCGTGGACGCCGACCCGCTCCAGCTGACCCGCAGGACCATGTACGGCCCGTCTGCCGGCATTAGTACCTCACCCCTTGTGCTGCGATCCGGTCCCGGTCGTCGGAGACCCGGGTGACTCGTGCGGTGACGTACTGGTCCACCGCCTCATTCCCGATGCTGACGTACACCACGGGGGCCCCCGCCCCGAGTTCGGGCACGGCCACCGCGGACGGGATTTCGCTGGTGATCCCTCCGAGCATGGCGCGCACCTCCGGCATGGATTGCTCGAACCCGTCCATCAGGGATTGCATGATCAGGCGCCCGTTTTCCGTCAGGAGTTTGGCGTCGGTCTCGGCCGGGCCTTTCCAGTCCGGAATCATGGCCGTGACTCCGCCGAGAAGATCCTTGATCCGGCCTATCTGACTGGAAATCCCGTTGATGAATCCGGAGATCACCGACTGACCGGCGCCGTACAGGAGCCCGGCCAGGTTGCCCACCGCCCCGAGGACGCGCTGCGGAATGGACGCCACCTCGCGGAGGAGGCGGTCGATCCCGCTCTGTACTCCGCGGTGGAGCCGGTCCCCGGCCTGCGCGGCGGACAGGGTCAGGGAGGTGATCAGGCCGGACATGATGCCGCCCACCTTTTGAAGCATTGCGTTGAACGCGCGCGCCACCAGTTCCCCGGTGTTGGAGATGGCGGTGTCGAATTCACCGAGCGCGCCGAGGACGTCGCCTTGTACCAGCTTGGCTATCCCGCGCAGGGCCGGGAGCACTACGTCCGTGATGATCCCGGCCAGGAAAGAGAGGATGTCCGCCACGCCGGATATGAGCCCGATCAGGACGGGGCCCACGTACGGCCACAGTTTCTCCAGGATGGCTATTCCGAGTTCGATCATCTTTGCCACGACCGGCGCCAGCTCCACCAGGAGATCCCCGAGTGCGGTGGAGAGTTCGCGCAGGCTCGGTTCCAGCTCCTCCAGCGCTTCCAGGAGGACCGGGAAGACTTCCTTTGCCAGCTCCACGAACGGCGGGAGAACGATCTCCAGGATTTCCGGGAGCCGTTCCAGGATCGGGACCAGCTGAGCAGCCAAGTTTTCGGCCAACTGTTCGATTACCGGAGACGCCTCGATGATCACGTCCCGCAGCGTCTCGAACAGCGGGGTCAGGGACGGCAGGAGGGCGACGACCAGTTCCCCGGCCAGCTCCAGAATGGGTGTCAGCGCGATGACCAGTTCGCCGAACGCGTCGGCCAGCGCCGTCAAGGGCTCCCGGGCCGCCTCCAGGATCTCGCCCAGCTGGTCCCCGAGGACGTCTATCAGCTCCCGGGCCGGCGGACCGAGGATGACCAGCATTTCAGAGAGGATGCTGAGAGCCGTGGTCAGCAACGGGAGCGCGTTGTCCGTCAGGGTCCCCGCCGTCTTGATCAGTTCTCCGAGCGCCTCTTGGAACCCCTCACTGGCGGTGGCCTCCTCCAGCGCACCCGTGATCTTTTCGAGCGTCCCGAAGAGGCCGTCCCCCTCCGTGGAGGCGGCTCCGAGGACGTTCCGCAGGGTGCCGAGGACGTTCCCTCCGATGCGCCCCAGCTGCGCCAGTGCGTCCACCGCGTCGTCAATGGAGTCTTCCAGCGCGCCCGACTTGAACGCCCGGTCCAGGTCCTTGGCCACGCTGTCCGCGACGCGCGCCACGGCTTGCGTCACCCGGTCGAACGCGGGGGCCGCAGCGGCGGCCAGCTGGCCGAACGCGGTCGTTGCCTGGCCGGGTATCTCCACGAGGTTCTCCAGCCCTGTGGTGGCCCCGTCCAGCGCTTTCCCGAGCGTCCCGTCTGCGGCCAGCTCTGCGGCGGCGTTCACCGCGCCCATGGCCATGTCGTTCAACGTGTCGGCCGTGGTGCGCAGGGCGCTGCTCAGCTGCGGGAGGGCGGACCGGTTGAGCGTCTTCACCGCCCCGTCCATGTCCTTGAACAGGCGGTTCTGGACGTCCAGCTGGAGGTCCTTGAACTCCTTCCGCAGACCGATCAGAGACTTGACGAACTTCTGCGCCTCCGGTGCCAGTTTCTCCATGGCTTCGGCCAGCTCTGCGGGGTCGGCGTCCGGGTCGAACGCCGCCGTGATGGCGTCCTCCACACCCATCATCGCCAGCTTCACCGTGCCGGACGCCAGCTTCACAGCCAACATCCCCTGGACGGCCAGCGCTCCCGCCGGGAGAACGTTCTCCAGGGAGGTGACCAGACCGGCCACGATGGGGACGACGCCTCCAATGGCCACGCCTGCGGCGCCCGCCCCCGCGGTGACCAGACCGAGCGTGCCGGCCAGGGAGCCCACCGACCGGCCCACCCCGTCCAGGTCGGGTACGAGTCTGCGCAGGCGCCGGCTGATCGAGTCGGTGTCGATGTCTACGTCTATGTCGATGTCATCGGCCGCCGCCTCCGCGCGCCGCACCACGTCGTCCAGGTCGTCCCGTACGGAGAGCAGCGTGGCCGCACCGTCCAGAACGCCCCCGAGCCGCACCGGGTCCTGGTCCGCCCCGCTCTGCGCGCGCGCGATGACGTCGGACAGGTCCTCCTGGAGACGCGCGACCGTGCGCGTGGTGTCCAGCACCGCGTCTATGTCGATGTCATCCGCACCGTCGGCGGCAGCGGCCACCACCCGGTCCAGGTCCGCGGACAGCTGCGCCAGGGACTCGGCCGTGGCCAGGGCGGCGTCCACGTCGATGGTGTCCGCGCCGTCCTGCGCGACGCGGACGATCCGGTCCAAGTCGCGCGACAGCTGCGGGAGCGTGTTCGACGCATCGACGATCAGGTCTATCTCTGCCTGCGATGCCACGGGCCGTTCCCCTATCCCTGTCCGGGCGCGTTGCGCGCCTGCGCCACCAGTGCGTTGAAGTCTTGGTCACTCATCCACGAGTCGTCCACCACCCCGGCCGGCGGATTGTCCAGCTCCGCGTCCATCTGGAACTTCTTGGAGACGTCCAGGTTGCGGGTCATCAGGACGTAGACGGTGCACGCCAGCTGGGACGCCGACACGCTCCAGGGGTCCACACCCGCCAGTGCGAGGTTCCCGGCCATGATGTCCGTGCCCGCGGTCGTGAGGAGTCGGGCCGACTTCCACCAGGAGTACGGGGTGGCCTCCGCCAGCAACGAGTACGCCGCCTCCTGGACGTCCCGGAGGTGGAGACTTCCGTCTACCAGGCCGTGGAGGATGCGGTCCCCGGTGGCGGCATCAGTGAGTGCGGTGAGCAGCGTGACGGGCCCGTGCCCGCTGGAAAGCGCGCCGGCCCATACCGCGGAGGGCGCGTACGCCACCTCCACTGACACTCCCCCGAGTTCGATGTGGAGGGGCGCACGCGAGTAGGGATTATGCCGGGTCATCGGCCGGTTCCCCGGCGGACTCCGCAGGCCACGCGATATCCACGCCCGCCGGCGTCGCCTTGGCGGGCTGATCCTCGTTCAGAGCCTTGGTGGCTTCCACGATGTTGTTCAGGAGCGCCGTCAGGTCGCTCATGTCGGCTTCGCCGTCCATGAAGGCGTCCATCACGACGGCGTAGTCCGCCTCACCGAGGAGACGGAGGAGCATCCGGAGGAGGACGTCCAGCTTCCGGCGCCCCTCCGCCAGCTGCTGCGCCATGGTGAGCGCGACCAGATGGTGTGACTCGAACGGGAGACTCCGCAGCGTCTTGCCCTTGAAGGGTATGCGCACCCTGCGTGTCATCTTTGAGCCCTTTGTGTTGTCCATGTCACCACTCTATCCGCCGCGGATGTCATATCCCTTGCCCCCGGCAACCTCGCGTACCGCCCGGTCCAGAAACGGGCGCGCCTTGGTCCCGGGGTGGTGCACGACCTTGGCGTACACCCATCGGCCACCGACCCGGAACCGCAGGACGTTCGCCGTCTTGGGGCGGATCACGTGCGGCCGGGTCCCGTCGTGGACCATGCGCGCGTACTCGACGTCCGACCCCACCGTGTAGACGGATCGGAGGGTCAGTGTCCTCCGTGCTTCGATCCGGATACTGGCCCGGAGTCTCCCGGTGTCAACGGGGGCCAGAATCTTGGCCCGGTTCACCACCTGACGCGCCGTCGCCTCCAGCTCCCGCCGGCTTGCTCCCCTGATCGTCCGGTTGAGTTCGGCCCGGTCCAGCCTTACGCGTGCCACCCTTGACCACCTCCACCAGTCCGGCAGCGGCCAGCGATTCGGCGCGCGCCCGGGTCGTCTCGTACTCGTCGCCGGTCAGCTTGTCGTCGTGCGCCCGCAGCGCCCGCACACTTGTCATGATCCACACCCACAGTCGTAGTCGATGGTCAGCTGGAGCGTCCCCCGGAGGCAGTTACCGTCCGGGCCGAACGGCTGGTAGTCCGTCACCGCCACGTTGAAGGGCGCGAACGGCATCGCCTCCACCGCGTCGATAAAGCAACATATGGCGGCCTCCATCGCCTGATGGTCGGCGTCCATCTGGAGGGCGGCCTCCGTCCACTGGTCGCACGTGGGCGGCGCCTCCACGGTCCCGAACGGGATGCACCGGGCGGTCCCCATCTCCAGGGTGAGGCGGCGCTGTGTCGTCGTGCACACGTTGCGCGCCGGGTCGGAGGGGTCGTCCAGACCCGTCACGGTAACGACGCGCACCCATGCCAGGCCGGTGCAGCACTCGTCCACGCCGGTCCCCAGTGAGGGGTTGACCTCCTGGCCGAACCGGAGGCAGACGTGTTCGTCGGCAATCGGTTTCGGGCCACCGTCCAGGCGCGTTTTCAGACAGGCCAAAAGGACCTGCGCCGTCTCGATCGGGGTCACGACCCCACCACCCGGCGGGGCGGGAGGAGATCAGGGGACAGCACCCGGGAACGGCGCTGGAGCCGCTGCGGATTCACGGCCCGGATGAAGAGGTCCACGTTCGGGAGGCCGGTGAGCCCGTTCTCCAGCACGGTGGTCGGGTCCACGACCTGGACGTCCACCCCGTTGCGGGAGAGCGACACCAGCTGTTGCGGGAGGGCGCAGCCGGCCGCCCCGGCGCAGGCCTTGGCGAACTCCCCGGCCAGCTCCCCGGCCGCGATGGAACCGATGAGCGGGAGCGGCTGGCCCGGCCGGTACTGCACCGACCACGTGTCAGGCTCGGTGTCCGCGGCCTCCAGGTCCTGGCACGCCGGCCACGGCTGGCCGTCCAGGCGGACGAGAACGGGCCCGGTCCCGTCCCGGTCCAGGCGGTAGAGAGCGGGGTCCAGAACGGTCCCGCCCACCTTCACCTCCACGATTTCCGCCACCGGCCCGGGGAGGCGTGCCTCGTACCGGGCCCGGCACGAGCACGTCCCCCCGCAGGCGCAGTTGCGCCACACGCCGCCCGGCCCGATGTACGGCACCATCCAGGGCGCCCCG